TAAGGAATCAAGGAAGTTATGTCGTCAGTTAATCAGAAAGGATTTGGTTTATACTACAGAAGATTTGGTGACATTATCAGGTCAATTAACAAGTGATGGTGAGTCATATAAACTTGTTCCAAGAACAAGAGGTACAACGGTTGACCTGAAGACCTACAAATCGGGTAAGTATTGTCGGCACGTACTAAAAAAGATAGTATGGAAGATTCCACAAGGAGTCACACCAGCAGAGTTTGTCAGTAAAATTCCAAAGAGAGCAAAGACAGCAATTTCATCCAATATCGGTGATGGAAGACCATCAGTTGAATTACAACCAGGTAGAGGTGGAATAAGTGAATATAAAATCTATATGAACTCACAAGAAGGAGCAATTGGTCTATTGGAAGGGTTGGTTGTTTATTCATCACCCAAAGCATTATTTGAAGGAGAACCTGATGCCACAGCGATATGTGAAATTGAGTTTGAAGGTGTTAGAGGTTTTATTGGAGGAATACCTGAAAATGACAATTATTTCAACGAAGAGGTGAAGGTCATACACGGGATTAAAATGGAAGAATTTGAATCATATGATGACTACCCCCAAGTGATAAGAGATAATGCTGCCAGAGGGATTAGATTGAACGAGGAGGTAAATAACAAGTGTGCCACACAGACCGGTAAGGTCAGAGCACAACAATTGGCACAAGGAGAACCCATTTCAGAAGAGACCATAGCCAGAATGTATTCTTATTTATCAAGAGCGGAAGAATATTATGACCCCAATGACACAGAGGCATGTGGAACAATTTCATATTTGTTATGGGGTGGAAAGGAAGCCAAAGATTGGAGTGAAAGAAAGTTAAGACAAATACAAGAAGAACTCACCAAGAGATATGAATATAGAATGGGTTGTGTTCAAGGTTATTTGGATAGAGGGTATGGTGAAGAAGAGTCAAGAATGAAGTGTTATGAAGAACAATATCCTTGGACTGACCAATACCCTGACAACGTTTTACCTTTATCAGAAGATTTCATCTATGACAATCCTTGTCAAGAAGGATACATCGCATATGGAACAAAGATAAAGGATGGTAAGGAAGTTCCAAATTGTGTCCCCATACAAACCTCTAAGACGTTCTCTGATGAACTCAATTATGAGGTGACGACAGTTGTTATGGAACCGAATAGATACATTGCCAGAAGGGACGAAATTAGAAAGTTCTTTAAACAGGATAGACATAAATCCTTTAATTACGAACATTCTGGTTTAAAATTAAATGGAGGATATGTCTATGAAAGTTGGATTGTTGATGACCCCAAAATGGATAAAGCAACCAAGATGGGATTTGAGGTTAATAAGGGAACGTGGATGGCAACAATCAAATGGGACAATAAACAAATGTTTGAGAAATATGTTCTATCAAATAAAACAACAGGTATTAGTTTGGAAGGAAACTTCTTATCAAGACCTGGTAATCTCAACGCAACTAATATGGAAAAAATTGGGGAACTTGATGGTCTCCCAATCTTTGATAATGCGGAAGAAGCAAGAAAATACGGGTTGGAAAAGTATGGATGTGTTGGAGTCCACGAACACCGACCTGGTGAATTCATGCCTTGTGAAGCACACGATGTTTTAATTAGCGTTAAGCAAAATCGCAGAACTTGTGGGTTATAAGTTTAACGACGAAGTAACCAAAGTTGAATTTGAAAGGGTCGCTCTTGAGGGTGGTGAGGTATTCATATCAAACCAATCTGAAGGAGAATTGACTTTAGGTGATACAATCTATATTGAAACTGAAGAAGGATTTGAACCAGCACCTGCTGGAACTCATCGTTTGGAAGACAACAGAGAGATTGTATTGGATGAGAGTTCAATATTGGTTGAAATTCGTGAGGAGCCTTCTGAAGAGGAGGTGGTTGTTGAAGAAGAAGAAGCAAAAGAAGATGAGGAAATGTCAAATGACACAACTCAAGATTTTGAAGAATCTAACAAACAAATCACTGAACTCAAGGAAGCAATCCACGACTTGTTAATGGCTTTTAACACAGAGGTTCAATCTTTGAATGAGAAATTTAACACATTGGAGTCTGACTACAACCAATTCAAAAAGAGTGAGTCCATTCCCCCTTTAAAGAAAGAAACAAAATTACAAGAGAACTTTTCTGATTGGAGAGTTGGAATGATTAATAAACTTAAAGAAAATAAAAAATACTAAAATGAGTAACTTAAGAAAGGAAAAGTTCAGTTTTGATATTTCTGCTATGTCAGACTTCGTATCAGCAAATGAAACTGAATTATTGACTAAGATTGTTATTGGTTCAAACCTCGCTGAAGTTGTTTCTGTATTCCCTAATATCAAAAACGCAGAATACGTTCCAATTTTCAACACTGGTGATATTGACTCAATCGCAACTACTGGTCACTGTGGCACCACTTTCGGTGATGTGACAATGACTGAAAAACAATTAACTGTTTGTAACTACAACATAAACAAAGGATATTGCCCTGAGCAGTTGGCTTCAACCATTATGGGTCTCAGATTACAACCAGGTTCTTACAACGAATCAACTGGTGCTGAAGAGAGATTTATTGAGGACTTGGCAGCAAAGGCGGCAGTATTCACTGAAAGAAAGTTTTGGCAAGCAACATCTGCTTCTGATTGTTCTTCAGGTATTAACGAGCAGTTGGATACAGCATCAGCATCAACTGTCAATGTGACATACACTGCTATGACACCATCAAATGCTTTGGACGTTGTTGATACTTATGTCACCAACTTACCTGACGCATTACAATTCTCACCAACTACTTTGTTCTTGAACAGAGGTGATTACCAAGCGTTGTTGTTGGCGTTAAGAGATGCTAATTTTTTCGCTTACACTGTTGAAGGTCAAACTCAAATGCCAGGAGCAATTATGATTCCTGCCACAAACACAATGGCTGTTTCTACAGAGATTGGTGCGGGTAGAGCATTATTGACTTATGGTCAGAACTTGGCTTACGGATGTGACTTGTTGGAAGATTCTTCTAACGCTGACGCATGGTTCAGTAAGGACAATAAACAATACAGAATTTCTTTACAATGGAGAGCAGGTGGAGTTGTATTCTTCCCTGAACTTTGTGTTAGAATTTCGTAATAAACCCAAATTAAAACAAATAGTAAAATGGCTAATAACTGCGTAATTACAACAGGATTGACCTTAAATTCGTGTGTTAATAACACACCAGGTATATCCGACCTTTGGGTTTTGACAACTACAGGTTCTTCTATTGAACTATCAGCAATCACATATGCTGCGGGTGGAGAAATCACTGCGATGGACTCTGACTCAATTGGTGTATTCAAGAAAGTTGATTTGGTTAGAAACTCTGCGGCTGTCTTATCTGAAGAGGTTAATGTTAATACCGCCAGTTTGTCATTCACATTTGTTCCTTCATTACAATTCCAAATTCCAGGATGGAATCAGTCATACACTGAGTTGTATCAGGAATTGGTTAAGAGTGTAGGTTCGGTGTTTATTGTCAAACTTAAGAGTGGTAAGTACTTCTTGGCTTCACCAAGTGGTATGTATATTTCAACTGCTACAATCAACTCAGGTTCAGTACCTGGTGATAGTCAGTTGTATGACCTCACCTTCACAGGTGATGAGTTAAGAAGCATTCCTGAAATGGAGGTTTCATCTGATTTGGCTACTTTCTTGAGTGGTTCAAATCTTTCAGTTGATAGAGAGTAATCTCTCTTCATAAGATAAATGGGGGAGGTGTAGTGCCTCCCCCTTTATTAAATTAGATAATATGCCTTATTTAGATAAAGATTTTAAACCAACCATATTTGAATATACTAATGTCAATGACTATAATCGTCTATTGGTATATTATCCCCGCAAGGGTGGAAAAGGTGTCCCAAATTGTGATTTCACTTATGAGATACTGGTGACCCCTACGCCGACCCCCACAAGTAGTATTACCCCAACTCCGAGCATAACACCATCCATAACTCCTACCTCAAGTATAACACCAACGCCGACACCAAGTTCATCTTCAATATCTTTAGACCCTGATGCCGCAGCATACTTGGCTGATGTTGTCGCTTCAGGTGGAACAACAAATCCAACAATAGAAAGTGCTGTTGATACATTATTCACATCACTTAAGAGTAATGGATTGTATAGTAAGATGATATTATTTTATCCATTTGTGGGTGGAACATCAGGTTCTCATTCTGTGATGGGAATTAGAGCGAGTGGTTCAACTTATGATTTAAGTATGGTTGGTGGTATGACGCATGGAGTTTCTGGTGCCACAGGTAATGGGACTAATTCAGGTATGAATACCAAATATGATAGTAGTAATTTACCATTTGATAGAAGTATGGGTGCTTATATTAGTAGTGCTGATTTAACCACACACTATGATATGGGTGGTGGTAATGGCGCTGAAAATATGATAATAATATCTTATGGCCCTAGTGGTCTTGGTTATATAGGATTTGGGGCATACAAAACATACGACCCAACTATTGTTGGTGATAGAAATGGAGGTAATATTGTTGGAACAATTACAGGAACAACATATAATGGTTGGAAAAATGGAACACAAGTTATAACAAACTCTACTGGTACAAATAATAGGAGTAATAGGTATCTATCTTTATTGTGTGATAATAGAGCGTTAATACCATCATTTAACACACTTGAAAGTTCATCATCAACTATGGCATTCACATTCTATTCACAATATCTAACTGATAGTGAGGCTACAACATTATCAACAATCATAAACACATTCCAAACCTCATTAGGAAGAAATATTTATTAAAATGGCAGGAATAAGAATTAGTAGTAATAACTTTAACGGAAAGAGTGTTGAAATCACTTTTAACCCCTTCTCTGGTGGAACAATAGATTTGGGGACACAGACAATCCCCTATGACTATATTTCATCAAACTATGAGGGTGATTATTCAATGTATATTGCTGAATACAACAAGACCTGTCCTTTGAGGGTCGGAGTTCCCCCTTCACCGACTCCAAGTGCTACATCAAGTCCAACTCCGAGTATAACTCCAACGATGACCCCTACACCCACTCCATCAGCACCATCTATTGACCCTGATGCCGCAGCATATCTCGCTGATGTTGTTGCTTCAGGAGGGACAACCAACCCAACCATAGAAGCGGCAGTTGATACATTATTCACAGACCTTAAGAGTAATGGATTGTATAGTAAGATGTTGGCTATGTATCCTTATGTTGGTTCAACCGCAGCCTCACATAGTATTAACGCATTAGGTAATAAGACATACGATATTACTTGGTATGGTGGAATGACCCATAGTGTAAGTGGAGCCACCGGTAATGGTAGTAATGGTTATGGTGATACACATTTTTCAAATGGATTATTCACACAAAATAGTTTATCTTCAGGATATTATCAAATAAATAATACTACTGAAACATTAGCCGATGTTAGTGTTATGGGTGTTTATGATAATAATAAACCACCTATAATCCAAATATCAAGCGACCAAAATAATAGTAATTATAGATTAGCCTTTGGTAATATTGGTTCAAGGACTTCAGCCTCAAATAGTGGTAATAGAAATGGTAATTATATCGCCACAAGAACTACATCAAATACAAGTTCTGCTTTCTTATACAGAAACAATAATTTAGAAATTACAACAACATCTGATACATATACAAGTTCTGGTTCTCTAACATCACCTGTTTTTGTATTTAATTTCAACTTAAATGCTGGAACTCCTTATGGTATATCATATTCAAGTGCTACATTAGGATTTACATTTATGGGTGATGGATTATCAGCATCAGAAGTATCCACATTAGACGGCATAATAAACACATTCCAAACATCATTAGGAAGAAATACATATTAAAATGGAAGTAAGATTATTAACAATAATACAGAAAGAAGCGATTGAAGGAAAACAATACGCACCCTCATCATATTTCAATCCAATACAGGATTGTAATGACGAATGGATAATCTCCCAACAGGAGTGTGATAATTGCGTCAATCCTGACTATGAATGGGTAAAAGATTTACCTGTTATTGAATACTGCCCA